CATCTTCTTCCGCAAGGACATTGCGCTACCTATGTCTCCTCCCAAACCAATAGTCATCGCGACTGCTGATATACTAACAACAGATAACACTTGCCAAATAGCTTGTCCTAATTCACTGCCCATCGCGGCAGTGAAGTCCATACCATTCAGTAACTTCGCCCACATCTCAGGCGGCGCCAAATGCGCTTTCATCGCACTCGCAACCTCCGGACCGACGTCCGAAGGGTCCCCTTGATTCACAGTCTTAAAAACTCCGATCCTCGCCTTAACAAACTTCACCAACGCACCCGCAAAGGTTGTCGAAAAATTGTTATTCACAAACGAAACTAACTGCGCGACCACATTCAAGGTAGAACTACACTCCATAAGAGAAGTCGTCATACACACCAAATTAACAAACAACTTCGCTACGTAATTCTCGCCTCCAAAAATAGCTAAGAGATCATCCATCTCCAACCCAGCCAAGGGATTTTCAACTACAATCTTAGTAGGAATACCAGCAACAGTAGCATTCATCGGGACACCATTAGGCACACTCATCTGCTGCCCTTGATTAATCACGAACCGCTTCACTGACTCCCGCTGGGTAGCGGGCTGTGAGGCCTGTCCTGTTCGATTAAACTCCTTTGCTATCCTATTAAGCCTTTCCATATTCGGATGGCCAGTTGAAATCTCTTGATCCCACTGATCATACAAAAACTTCAATGCCTTCTTCAATCTAGGGTTGCGAACCCCAGCAAGACACTCGTCTAACGACTCCAAATCGAACACAGACTTCATTCGGTACTGCAAACCAAACAATGGGCTAAACACACGATGATCAATCTTCTTATTCACCTGTTTCCCATGATACTTCATATCTTGGTTCCACACCTTGGCACGGGGACGCAAATCCTCCATCACCTTCGGATTAGCAATCGTTCGCATTTTCTGCCCATGATTCTTCAAGATCCAGCTAGCACTCGTTTCGAAAACTTCGAATCTCTTCGATTTCAAGAGCTCAGTCGCTATCTTATAAGCCTCAGTGCTAATCTTCTGTTTCTCCAGAAAAGCAGCAAACTGCTTCTCAACATGAAGAGCAGCAAAATGCTCCTGACGAGCCGTACGATGCGCAGCACCCTGCGTTATCTTACGCTCATGTCCCATCCTCAGCTTATCCTGATAAGTTGGCTTCGCCTTCACAGGCGCTCCGGCAACAAACTCAAAACCGCCTTC